AAAAGCTGGATAGTTTTGACCAGATATACCACTAGGTAATTCTGTTACATCTAATAAAGAATTATTATTTAAATTTATTATTGCCATATTATACTCCTATTAAAGCCTTTACCTCAGCTTCGGTTAATCCTAAGTCTAAAAGTTTTTGTTTGCCAGATGCTTTCTTAGTTTCTTTATCTGCATCAGCTTGTTTTAATTCTTCAATCTTTGCATCTACTTCTGCTTTAGTTGGCATGATAGCACCATCTTTAATTATCTCTATACACTCATAACACATTCTTTGGTCGTTAGGTATTTTGTTTCCATTGTCGTCAAACTTTTTCCAACCATACCAATTACCACCATTAAAAGTATGTAATGCTTCTTGAAAATAATCTCTCATTATACTGAATCTCCTAATCTTGTAAAAGTCATATATGTATCATTTTCATTTGTATCGCCATTAATATTAACGGATTGACTTGATACAACATCAAATCTTACTTTATGTGTAGATGTATCTGTTACATTAAATATTAAAAAAGTATAACCACCTGTAACAGTAAATGTGCTTTCTGCTTGTCTTATAAAAGAAACTCCTCTACTAGCAGTAGCATAAGTTGAATTATTTGTTGTGATTGCTATTTCTGTAAAAATAAATCTAGTTTCACCATTTCTTGAATATCTAGCATTAAACTCTACTTTCCAAACTCCTGTTGAAGGAAAAGTAAATATACCAGAACTTTCTGTCATTCCTGTTCCAATATAACCAAACCCATTAGTATCTACTCTTTCAAGATTTGCAGATATAGGTTCTTGGTTGCTAGTTGCATCAGCAGTTAATCTCCATTGGTCAGCTTCTGTGATTCCTTGTGTAACATCACTTCCTAATTTAGCACTTGTTACAGCACCACTTCCAATCTTAGCTGTCGTAACTGTACCATCTGCTGGAGTAGTAATTAATCCTGTTCCATAATGTAAAAAGAAATCGCAAGTAGATGTGCTAGGTATAGCAACTCCAAATTCTATTGTTGAAGAATTTACTGAGAAGTTGGTAGCTTGAACAACACCATCAATAGAAATTAATAATGATTGTGCAGAGTTAGGTGTAAATGCTACTGAACTTTTTGTAATAGAATAAGAACTAGAACCATCAAATGTGATGTTGTCTAAAATTTCTATGTTGCTTATTTTATCTGTGCCTCTGCCGATATAAGACATTATTCGCCACCCCCATTATCTATTACTGTTCCACCATTTTCAATGTATTCCATTATTGCTTGGTAATCTCTGTTTGCTTCGTCTAGTGGTACAGATTTAACTCTGTTAGAATTTACATAAGTTACTTGGTAACTGCAAAATTCACCTTCTAAATAATTTTTTGTTACTGTATTAATCATAATTATAACTCCGCATCAAATGCTACATAAGCATCTGTATTGTTGCATCTTACTGGAGATGAATTTCCTGTTGTTCCTGAAGCATCTGTATTGTTGTAAATTTGATAACCTTTATTAGTTGTTTTGTTTGCTGCATCTGTTTGTATTACAAAATCATCTAACTTGTCATTAGCGACAGTTCTATAATAATCTGTTCCTGATGTTTGGTCTAAACTTGGTGTTGCTCTCATTTGAGTTACATATTGACCTACTATATACAAGGTAGTTCCTGAAGTATAAATTCCTGTTCCCATAATAGCACCATTTGCAGCAGCTTCGTCTTTTGACCAAAAATGCCAATAATACCTCTGACACCTCTGTAAATTCACATCATGTGGCAAGAACTCAAAATCAGATGCAGTTGTTCCAGCTTCTAATTGTACGCCTGTAATCCAAAAGTTATTTGCTGTGTTGTCTGCAAGATTGACTTGACCAACTGCTTGATCTGTAAGGTTTTCACTACCCCAAGAAGTTTGTAAAGTTCCTGAACTATAATCAGTTCCAGCACCTAAATACCATCTAGTAATAAAACCTAAACCATTATCATTATTTATAACACCTGTAGTATCTCCAGTAAAAGTTAAAGTTTTCTTTTCCCAAGTGTTTGCTGAATTGATTGTGTATGATTGTGATATATGTCTAGTAGGATCTATATTATAAAGTAAACAAATATAAGTTCCTGTTTTATTAGATTTAACCCAAAACGATAATGTTAAACTAGTCGCAGATGATGTTCCAAATTTTAAATATTGTAAATTTTGAGCTTCAGTTCTTTGTTCAATAAAAAAAACATCACTAGCACTTAAACTTCCTTGTGCAGTTGTACAATCCATTTTTAAAGATGTAGCAAAACCTTGTCCACTAGGAACATCTGTATCTTGTGATTGTGTAAATTCAAAAGTTGGTGAGCCAGCTTCTGCAAATCTATATCTATCTATTGTATGATAACCAGTATCACCATTTCCTAATCCAGTAGCCGAAGTTCCTCTTTGAGCAATACTCATATCTCCATTGATGATGATGTTTCTATGTGGAATATCAGAATAAGAAGTCTTAGCAGTAGTTACAGAGTTGTCGGCTAGTTTAGATGTAGTAATTATACCATCTGTAATATCATCAGTTTCTAAAACTGCATCTGCTGGTTTTGAACCTATATAACTCATTACGATACATCTGTTAAAAGTTGTAAATGAACATCAGCATTACCTGAAGCATCATCTGATTGTGCTTGGATTTTATCAGAAGTTTGTAAAACTATCTTAGGTAATTCTAAAGATGAACCTGTTGGTAATGGAACATTCTCAAATATAAATTTTCCAGCAGTTGCCGAATTATCATATTTTTTTAAACTTACATTTATTGAAGTTGTTGTAGTATTTGAAATAGTACCAGCAATAACAAGTGATTTATTAGTTGCAGTATATACATCTGTTAAAGTTGCATCTGTTAAACTTATTTGTGCATCATTAAAATTATTAGCCATATTTTATCCTTTTATCCTAAAGCGATTGCAAATGGAATAGCACTTGGGTCGGTTTCTGTAATAGAAATACCACTTGGTAGTGTTATTGCATTTGTTGATGTATTTACTGAAAATAATGTTAAATCATCTGTTCCATCAAATAATTTCATAGCTATAGTATTTGATGCAGAATTATCTAGCCAAATCGTACCAGCTACAGCAGAACTAGGTCTTGATGAACCAATATGTTGAGTATTTAAAGCATTTAAACTATCATTTAGATCACTTCTAAATTGAGCAAATGTTACATTATTTAAAGTTATTTGTGATGCTTGTGCCATAATTAAATTATTACTTGTCCTACTCCTTGTACAATATAATCAAAATCTCTGTCAATACTTGTAGCAGAACTATTAAAAAATTCAATAGTGAACTGTGTAGTAGATTTAGAAGTTATTGTGTAATAATCTCCGTTAGCCATTGATTGAGCAGATATACCTATTGCTGGATTTAGTTTAAATCCAAAATCATAAGTAATAGTTTTTCCACCTGTACCAGAACTAATATCATTATCGCTTTCAGTTCTTTTGGCTAAACTAGCTGTTACACTTAATGTTTCAATTAATGATCTAGCTTTTAAATTATCAGATGTAAATTTAACTCTAAATTTAAAATAACGACCTATATGTTCTCCGACAGTAAATTGTTTAAATGCTGAATAAGTAACATTATCATCACTTGTTGAAATCTCTAATAGAGTATGTGCATCTCCTGAACTTGTACCATCAAATGGGTTTGGTCTTCCATCTCTAAATAAGGTAGTTGCTGTTGGTCTTCCATTATCAAATACTTCTGAAACATCTTCAATAAATTGGGTAATTGATGCTGTAAATTTTCCTTTAAATTTTGCACCTAAATCTATTGTATTTGCAAATTCATAAGTTCCTGTTGCTGGTACTCTTGTTGCAGTATTTCCAATAGTTCCTGTTGCAGTTAATCCAATATAATTAGTTCCATCTCTAGTAACTAATTCAACACCAGATTTAGTTCCAGTAAATGCTGTATGTTCATTAATTGTAGTTTGATTAACAAAATTTACTGATGCAATATTAGTAGTTACGATAGTTTCATTAGAAGATTGATTGCCCAATTTATCTTGTGCTTTCAGTAGATAACTGCCCGTAAGTAAGGGTGTGGTCACACTTGTGGCTGGTCGTGCAATTCTATCTATTAAGTCCACAGAGTTTTGCCATGATGGATTAACTAAATCTGTGCTAAATTTTAACACATAGTAATCGAGATCGAGGTCTTTTATGGCCGACCAATTCAACAAAGCCTGATCTCCAACAACATTAATTGAAAAATTTTCTACATCACTTGGAACTGCTGTTTGACCAATTATTTGTCTTTGTGCAGTAACAAATGTAGATTTAACTCCTAAAGCATTTATTCCACGAACTCTAACTGTATAAGTGGCATTATCAATTACATTCAATACTTGGTGTCTTAATGCAATACCTCTACCGACAACTTTAAAATCATCTACAACTGCTGTACCATTTCTGTCAGTATCTTGTCTTAACTCTACTTCGTATTGATCTATAAATTCATCAGTTGATGCACCAATTAAAACATTTAAACGAGTAATAACTGTACCATCATTATATTCAACAAGATCGTCAGTTAATGTAACACTTGCTGGTGGCTGAATTGTAAATGGATCAGGTAAATTAGTTGTTGGAACTGTTGGTGCTTGTGTTTTAGTTGCCCAAGTATAATGTGAATCTTGGTGTTCAATCAAACTTAATCCAATACTATAATCTTCATTAAAAGATATTCCAAGCACTCTAAATGGTTTAGCAGAAAAGCCTAACGAACTATGTGTGATATTTACTATTTCTCCGATAGATAAATCATAAGCATTAAAATCACAGTTTATTTCTAAAGATATAGCTTCTCTTGATCTTCTTAAAATAATTTCTGCCATCTCCTCAGCTTGATATGGAGAAGTCAATGTTGGAAAATCAAATTTACCTTCTAACAATACTCCACCATCTAATGCTTTCATTGTTGCGTGTTGATCTGCACTTGGTAATCCTGAATCATTTAAAGGTGGAAAGATAGCTTCATCTACTTGATAATTTTTATCAGGGTTTATAAAACTGACAATTACTTTATTGTATTTGTTGTTTTTATCTGAACTGACTAAATTATAACCACCAATAATATTATCTTCTGATAATGTAAGTGATGCTGTTCCAGTTGTTTCTATAATTAATTGATACTTACCTTGTGTGTATGGAATATATCCTCTACAGCCTTTAATAAGTTCTCTTAAATTTTCTATAACTCGTCTTGATGTATCTAAAACATAATTAGTATCAAATATATTAATATTACTTCCACCTGAATATGGAGTTACTTGTGTTTCACAAATGACTGAGGCATCATAAAAAGATTGTAAATCAATATCGCTTGTGCTTAATCCTTTTCCATATCTTTCATTAGTTAGATAATCTAAAATACACCATGCTGGATTAGTTTCATAAGATGCTGATTGTTCGACTAAACTTGCATTATAAGTTTTAACTTTTTTACCTTTTATTCTTGCTTGTACTTTTGGAATAGAACTAAATACATCTTGATTCCATTTAAACCTTAAAGCTAAATAACAAACACCTCTTAGTCTATGATTAGAACCCCAACCTGATGCTGGGTCTAAAACACTTGAAACAGTTTGTGTATCTGTTCCAAAAAAAGGCTGTACTCTTATGTGTGATGTACCACTTTTATAAAAATTATTATCTCCACTACTTACATCTCTAACAGTACCATTAGTTAAACTTCCTGTCCAAGTAACTGTTTTATCATCTACTATTATTTCTTCTATAGAATTTATTTCTCCCTCTGCTAATACGATAGCCATGTATAAGTACTGATTACTAGAACCCGAAGTTTCTAAAAATATTCTTGTTCCACCTAATAATCGTTCTCCATAAACAACAGGTATTGAAGCATTGTTTGATTGTTTATTTAAAAGAATACCTTGTTCATAAGTGTCCATTGGGCTTTCGCCAAAGCTAGTATCAGGAAAGCTAGGAAATGATGGTGTCAGCCAAGATAAAGGTGCAGTTACAATTTTAGTTGCAGTTTTAACAACTTTTTTAACTACCTTAGTTGCTGACTTAACAACACTTTTTACGGCTTTAAAAGGATTAAAACCACCCATTATAACCAACCTTGTTTTGTAGTTCTTGCAACAACTCGAACAATTTTATTATCTTTAATTCGTAACCAATGTATTTGTTTGCCTATTCCAAACTGTTTTGCTAAAAATGATTTAGTCCATTTCATAATTTTATTAAGATGTGATTTACATATTGTTTCTATATGCCAAAGATGATTACCAGAGTTCCAATCTTCGTTATCAATAATTCCTGTTTGTTTAAATTTGTTATGTGCTTTATCAGATAATAAAGCCCAATTAGTAAAACCTACTAATTCATTATTAACATAATGTTTTTTATATTGTTTTAAATTTATGCTAGGCATTAAATAAGATATTAAATCTTCTTTATTACAATCATTGAATTTATTATAATGTCTATACAATGAGATAATATCTTGCATTATTTTCTACCCCATTTAATGTCTTTTACAACTTCTGATGCAAATTCAAAACCAACATCATTTGCAAAGAATCTTTGTTGTGAAGTATTGTTAGTTTTTCTACCAGCCCTTTTATCAAAGTCAGCCCAATGCGATACAACTTTTAAATTTACAAAACTTGTAGTTTTAGTTTCATTAATTTCAAAACCCTCTATAGTTCCCTCATAAAGTAAAATAGGGTCAGCAATTAAACTATTAGAACTATCTAATAACCCTCTATAAATAACTACTGAATCATTAACTACATTTTCATTAAGCACTACAGAAATAAAACTTTGCTCTGCACCAGATAATGTAAGGTTTAATGTAGCTTTTGTAATATCTGTTTTTTCTTCAAAGTTAGATATACCTAAAATAAAATCACTTGTATTATATGTAACTGATGAGCCTGAAACTGATGAAGTTAATGGAAAAGAGCAATCAGTAATGTTAATAGTAGAATTGAACCCAATAGTGATAAGGTGTACTGGTCTAATATCATTTGTTGCTAATTGGTTTTTTACTGCCGTTGTTAAACTTCTCGTCATATAGTTCGTAATTTGTTTGAGTTACACTTTCTGTACCTTTTAACATAGTATATTCAAATTTGCTATTAGGTTTCTTATACTCTTTAAGATCGTTAATTGAAGTATCTATTTCATCTTCATTAACAATAGCTTCAGCAATAAAATCGGCACTTATTCTGTGTACTATTTTATATTTTTTCATTAAAGAGCTTCTTCTACATCAATTTCAAATTGATATAAAGCATTACCATCTTTATCTGCACCCACAACTCCAAATTCTTGAATATCGTTTGTTAAATAAACAGTAAAATCTACATTGTCATAAATAATAGCAGTATTATCAGAAACATTAGAAATTAAAGGTGGTTCAAATGCAACAGTTGATACAGCACCTGAACCATTTGTATTTACATCTTCTACTATCATATAAACTTTACTTTGACCTGTGAATCTAAAATAGTCTCCAGCTTTTAAAAAACCATTAACAGAATTTACAGAAGCATCATTTAAAGTAAATGTTGTAGCACCAGCCGTAATAGTACCATCAACAGTTATAACTTCATTAACAGAACCTCTAGCATCAGATATTTCTGGTGGAACTATTGTAAAGTTTTCTCTGCTTGATCTTTGTTTCATTATAAATGCCATAAGTTCGCCATAAACATCAGATCGTTTTGCAGTTATAATTTGTGCAGTAAATCCAAATCTTTGACCATCAATTTGTCTTGATAATTTTTTACCACTATCAGTAATTGTGATTATTGTATCTTGTGATGTTCTAATTCCCATTGTTGAGAATTTAGAATTTGATATAGGAAATGCACCAGCCATTATACTAAACTTCCTCTACCTTGTTCATTAACTGCTTGGTTGATTAATGAAGAAATTGTACCTCTTGATCTAAATAATAATTCTTCAAAACCAGAAGCATCAACTGTATTGATATTAAAATTAACAGTTGTTCCACCACCATTACCACCTGTACCTCTTGCAGATTGAGTTATTTGTCCTGTTGAGTTTGGAATAAACAATTCTGCACCATTCTCTCCAACTACAATTGGTTTATTTTTTGCTACAGCACCACCTTTTGCAAAAAAACCTAATCCAAAACTTAATAAAGAAGCACCAGCTTCAACACCACTAAAACTTGCTTGTTTTTGT